AGGTCTCTGGGTCCGCTCGGGTTTATGGGTCCGCTCTGGTCTCTGGGTCCGCTCTGGTCTCTGGGTCCGCTCTGGTCTCTGGGTCCGCTCAGGTCTCTGGGTACGCTCAGGTCTCTGGGTACGCTCAGGTCTCTGGGTACGCTCAGGTCTCTGGATAGAAATAATTTTCCATAATTCCTTGACTTCAGAAACAATAAGTAGTATACTGAAAGAGTAGTGAAATGTTGGTCTTTGACAACTGAATAACGAAAATAAATATGAATGATGGTGACACTTTACAACCATCTACGCATGGAAACTTGTGTTTAAGGTATGGAAATAAAGTGTCACCTAAAATATAAATTATAAGTCTTCTCTAGACGTCCGAAATGGTGACACTTTACAACCATCTACGCATGGAAACTTGTGTTTAAGGTATGGAAATAAAGTGTCACCTGTAGTTGACAAAATAAATAGAAAGTAGTATAATAAATAAGTGATTGAGTTGAGTCTCTGAGATTCCTCTCACTAAAAACAAGTTTTGGTCCCGTAGCTCAATTGGATAGAGTTCCGACCTTCTAAGTCGGCGGTTCCTGGATCGTGCCCAGGCGGGACTACCAATTTTAGAGTAACTTATAAACGATAAATAATCGAGCTGAACTAGTCAGTATAAAAGAAAACATCTAGTTTTCGGTTACTAGCTACTCTAATACAATTTTGGAAGAATCTGAGGTTGGCTCCTCAACTAGTCTTGAAAACTAGAGTATCCTACGGGATAACAGTTCGATGCTGTATTCTTCCTCCACAGTTTGATGTATGATAGCATAAATGGTCAGTGCGGCGGCGAGAGTCGTGACATATTTTATGAATCTAATCTAGAACCTAGGATAACTGATTAGAGGATTAAAATGCGTGTCAGTTCAAATCTGACTCATACATCTTAGATTTTATCGTGTTGGGATAGCTCAAATGGATAGAGCGACGTCATTCTGAGACGTGGCGACGACAGGTAAGTATTCGACCCGGGAAAACGAATACTGATAGATAGTCCGGTTTTGGTTCAAATCCAACTCCCACAACCAAAATATTGTTTTGAAATAAGTACAATAGAACGTATCCAAAACTGCCGGGCGCAGGTTGGTTCAAGTGAAGGTCAACGTCCGTTCGACTCGGGCAGGATACATCGATGATGATTATAGGTTAAATTGCTGGGAGCAAACCAACCTGAACTGGTCAAAGGTTCAATTCCTTTAGAGACGTAATTCTCGATAATCATCTATATGGCCTGAACACCATCTAAAACTTATAATATCATATAATTTGAATTGTCGATGTAGGCAAATTGGTTAAGCCACCACCCTTTCAAGGTGGGTATTGCGAGTTCGAATCTCGTCATCGACACCAATTTCGATCATATCTCTGTTGTTTGGGTATGATCTCTCCCAAAGAAGCGATGGAAGGGACGCTACAAACAACGAATTTCTAGCCAAATAGCTCAATTGGTAGAGCGTCTGACTTTGACTCAGAAGGTTCTAGGATCGTCCCCTAGTTTGGCTACCAAATTTAAATGTTATACAATCTTTCATCGCCTGACTCTCCCAGTTTGGGGAGTAAACAGAAAGGATGAAAACAATTTTGCGCTCTTAGCTCAGTTGGTGGAGCATTGCACTTTTAATGCAAGGGTCGTGAGTTCGAGTCTCACAGGGCGCACCAAATTCTAATTATGAAACGTGAACTCCATTTAAAATATTCTCCTTATAAGTCGATCTCTAATATTAGAGAGAATCGTCTTAAGATTTGTTGTTATAATAAAAATATTAAACCAACAAAACCAACAAATAGTTTGACTTCTTGGTTCAAAAAGATATTTGCGTTCTTGGCCGAGTGACTAGGCATCTGCCTGCAAAGCAGATTTAGATGAGTTAAAATCTCATAGAACGCTCCAGAATTACTGTGTGGGAGGTCATGCCCGAACCTCGAAAATCACCATCAGGTAGTTAACCTGTGGACAGAAATAGTAAGCTTCTCCTTCTGTGAAAGCCACGAATACAACCCAAACGACTAACAACGTGTAAACGATCAATGCTCGTGGAGATAGGTACTGGGAGCCTTACACACGGTAAGAATCCGTGGCACAGTAATAGTAACTAAGATTTCAGAAGGGCAGTTAACAATAAAATATATGAACCAACTACAGAATAACAATGAATACACAATTTCTCAACAAGGGATTGAACAATTCCGCATCACGTGCGATGGGTTCATTCTTGTCGGAACTACACATATTCCCGAAGAAAACATACTAGAGCAAAACAACGCTGGGTGTGTTAAGTGTAACGAACCTTGGCTATTGTATTGTATGTCTGGAAGAAGTTCTGGTTTTTATTGTGCCTATTGCGGGCAATTGTGTCGATAATCATATGAAACCAACTAATACAGTTATTGCTGCTTTAACAGAAATGGGATTATCAGAAGTAATTCCTGAACTTAGATATTCTAATCTATTTGAAGTCTGGTTCTTCTCTTATAGAGAAATGCAATTCGGTGTTGATCGTGACGGAATAATTACTTTGTTCGATTTAACGAAGTATTAATCAGATTGACAAAAAGATCTAAATGTAGTATACTAAATATGTTGATAAACGGTTCATTAGTTTAGTGGCAAAACGCTCCGCTGTCTACGGAGAATCGAGATTTCGATTATCTCATGAACCGCCAAAATTTTCGGGGAACGGGAATGCTTGGGGTGTTCGCCGCACTTGCAATGCGGATATCAGATCGGTTCGAATCCGATGTTTTCCACCAAATTCTTAGTGATAGACGTGCGATTGATACTGAACTCAAGGTATCTAGTCAAGATTCGGAACTATAGTGAAATCCACTGAGAAGCGCAAAATTTTAATGGCTCTGTGTAGCTGGATTAGTATGCAGCATATGCCTGAAGAGCATAAGATTCCGGTTCGAATCCGGACGGAGCCACCAAAATATTCAAGAATTTATCTGAATGGCAGTGTGGTGCTAGTCTCGGTTGCGCACTGAGACACCAATAGAGAGGTCTATTGGGTGGTTCGATTCCACAAGTGCATTGGATGCAACTGGTTCGATACCAGCATTCAGATAACCGTTTTATGGAGTGTTTATGGGTAACTCAGAAAAATTCAATTTTTGTATCGCAAGGATTTGGCCAGAAAGTAATAATCAGCTTTGTGTATACACTTTTCACAATTATGAAATTCTTTATGGTGATATCGAATCCGCAACAGAAAGATTGAAGTATGTGTTAGATGGCAGTACACATTCAGATTGACGAATTGTAAAAATCTCAATCACAACATAAATAACATTTTAATGTTAAACCTCTTATCTTTATCAAAAGGTGTGTAATATGAACATCATTGACTACGTTGTACAAAATTATCCTTCACTTCCGAAATCTACTTTCGATGAGGAAGAGTGTGTAATTGTGAAAGAGATCCAAAATGAAGACTATGGATATGGTCATCATTCATATGAAGGAATCGGAATCAATCAAAATGGTGATATCCTATGGTGTTATTCTTCAGGTTGTTCCTGTAATGGATCTTGTGGAATGGATCATAAGAAAACAGAAAAGGCTTTCATTGTAGATGGAATCGATCTATCTACAATTTATCCTGATCTTATTAAATTAGATAATCTGCAAGTAGAATTTTCTTCTTATTGATACTGGTAAATGCATTGGCCTGTAACTCAGTTGGTTTAGAGTACCTTGCTGATAACAAGGAAGTCGTCTGTTCGAATCAGATCAGGCCAACCAAATTTCTTAGTGGTTCTTTATCTGTTGGAAGATAAAGACGCAATGGTAACCAAAAAACCGCCACTAAATAATAGTGCTCCTATGGTGTAACAATATCATTAACTAAATAACATTAAAGTGATCGTATTATCTAAAGAACAAATCAATAAAGAATTTATAGAAAATTTGCTCAGATAGTGTAATGTAGCACGACGGGTCTTATAAACCCGAACTCCAGATCAGAGGTTAGTTTCGGTTCAAGTCCGAATCTGAGCACCAAAATTTTAAAATTTGCGGCCATGGTGTTTAATGGTAGCACAGGAGTCTTCCAAACTCTTGGTGTCGGTTCGAATCCGACTGGCAGCTCCAACATATTTCTTAGGTGATAATTATGTTTTCGTTATTCAAGAAAAAGAAGAATGGTATTTGGGATGGTGATAGATTATTTGATCTAGATAGTGGAATTCTATTAGCAGAAATTATGCATCGCAAAGTATCTAACGTATATCAGATCTATTATTGGCATGATGTCACATATCCATATTCTTCAGACAAATATCAAACTAAAGATTATGCAATGATTGCAGCAGAAAAATTCTACAATATCAAATACAGTCAAATCAAAACAAGAAAAGATGACAATAAAGATACCTAAAATAGATCCATCAAAAATAAGATCCGGCATAAAAACCGGATCTATTATTGTACCTAAGAAGCAAAAAAGAAAAGCATTGCGTAAGAGAAAACACAAAAAGATCTGCGATGAAGGGACTCAATATTGAGTCCCTTTTTAGTACCATAATTGTATATAAGCACATTTAGGACAATACAAATATTCTGATGTTGCCACTAAGTTTGTTCCGGAAAACACTTCTACACCACAATCAGATCTAATCCATATTCCACATCCTTCAGTTCCACATGTATATGAATGATGGAGAGGATTATTTTGAATCCTCTCCAAATAATTGACAATTTCTTTCGACCACATATTACCCAAAACTAACTGATTGTACAATACCATCTTGAACAACTAGTCCAACTCTGCTGCGATTGAAATCACATGTCAGAATCATCGGTTCACCATCAACTTGAATAATTCTAGCTGAGAATCCAATTCTCTTTGAATATTGCATTGCTTCTTCTACAGGTTTACCAATCCATCCAGATAGATCCATTTAACATCTCCTAGTCTAATGACTCGATACTAATTATCTTACCATTTTGTTGTCTTCTTCTGTTGAATGGGATCACCTTTTTGGCGATCCCATTCTTGTCTAAGAAATAGACTCCATATTTCCAGTTTTGTCTTTCAATCCATCCTCCCAATTTGAATGAGAGGATGGATGTCAAGGCAATGCAAACAATAATCAAATACATATTAGAATGCGTATTGGAATTTCGTCTTCTTCGCTTTTGTTAAGGAAATAACATCACCATCGCTATTCTTAAATTTGAACGAATGATTTCGAATATCAACATCGATTAGATCATGATTAAAGAAAACAACATAGTAATGATAATCATCATACTTCTCGTTCTTAAAATCAACACCAATTCCATAACCATCCTTTCCAACAGACAGAGGATTAATGATAATAGAGTTGCCGTGCTCTAATTCGCTATTCAACACCAACTCAGGATCTAGAGAGTCTTCTTTAATTCTATCAATTCTTTCTTTAGTCTTAGCAAGAGTAATTTTGACCTCATATTCTGTACCAGAATTAAATTCCGGCTTTGTATTAAGGAATCGCATAACATCATTCACAGATTCATTATAACGATTGATCTCTTCAACCATAGCCTTCAGCATATCGAAATTGAAAGAATCGAAAGCTTGTGAGAATTTGCAGATCGAATCAATTTTATCCTTGTAGATAAGGTTATCTTCACAATACTCTCTGATGAATCCTAGATCCAGACCTTCGAAATCTAACATGTAATAGATTCTTCCCGGACGATTCTTCATATTAATGTCAACCTTGTATTTGTCGTTGACAGTTAAAATAAACAACTTCTTAGAAGGATAGACACCATCTAGTAGAGTGAGGATGGCTTCTTGATCTTTCTTATCAGAATACACTTTCTCAAACTCATCGAAAATAACAACGCATTCTTGATCGATTGTCTGAAGAAAAGTATTGAACGTGTCACCACAATGCGGTTCATTGACAATGAATGTTGGGATATTAGAATCTCTACTAAAAATAGAGATGGCTTTCGCCAAAAGTGTTTTCCCAGAACCCTTTTCTCCTGACAACATCACACCAGTAGAAGCAGGTCTCTGCTTAAATGTATTGATCACTCGATCTGCATTCTTGATCGTATCACCATACAACTTGTGACTGATAGAGAAATCTTCAATAATCTCTAAATAATATTGTTTGTTATTGTCATCGTATTTTACGACGTAAGTTCCTACAGGAACTGAAGTCTCATATACGAAAGAATTCTTAGATGCAACAGTGTAACGATTTCCAGATCTCACAAAATAAGACATAATCTATCCTTTTAACTTTGGTGCTCCCACTAGGGCTTGAACCTAGAACCTCACCTGTTATGAGCAGGGCGCTGCTAACCAATTGAGCTATGGGAGCACAATCACATTTTTATTATAATATATACGAACGAAATAGTCAATCTAATTCATTGACATTACACACAATCCATGCATTTGTATCCAATTCGACTTTAAGAATGTGTTTGAGATTTGTGTCAATACAAACATTCTTCGATCCAATATAATTATCGTTTAACCAATTTGGATTGGTGAATGTTGAGTGACCGACAATTTGATCTACAACTGGAATTGGTGAAAAAGTATACCAATCAACCCAAGTAATTCCACCAACTAGTTCTTTTCCTCCACGATCTCTACCTGCAGAGATATAAGGATCAGCGAATTGTATACAAGTTGCGTCGATAGAGGAATTCAGATAATCTACGAAATCACTAAATTTTGCGAAATCGGAAAAAGAAGTTCGCAATCTCTTATATAGATCATTATGTAATCCAGCATGCGAATACATAACATCCTTTCCTGCAATCTCCTCTCGATAGAGCCATCGCATCTTCTCGTATGGTTTGAAAGAAAGGGAAGAATCAATAATAGTTTGTGATAAAGAATTCCAACCAGAACAACGATATGATCTATTAGGAGAAAAATAGTGAACGTCGTGATTGCCGATTAAGAAAATCCAGTTCTCCTTATCAATATTCTTGTTCAAGAATTCGCAGGTTCTTTGTGTTTCGTGTGGATAATCGAAAGAATCGAAATAATCACCAAGAAAGATAACCTTTTCTGCTCCACGCACAATTTCACTATTCGTGATTCGAATCAATCGTTCATATTGCTGATGAATGTCTGGAATAACAATGTTGTATCTCATTTAAAGATTCTCTCTGAAAGAGAGAGCAGGGAAGAATACAATAGAATATGTTCCTAATTCTAGGATGCCATAATTCGGAACTTCAAGAACTTCGAACCATTTATCACCCAAGAAACAAGAATAGAAGAAAGCCAATTTCCAAATGAATTCTTTATGTGAAATATCCTGTAGATATATTCCGAGACATTCATTATTCTTTTCTGTATCGTAAAGATAAGAGAAGATTCGAACTGATTCAGATCCCTTTTCTCTGATCAGAATCTTCTTCAGATGAGATATCGAATAATATAATTGTTGATAGTATATCATATTAATTCCAGGGAGAGTTGAATCCTTTTCCGCACTTGAGGCAATAATACTTACCATTCACTGGACGAGTAATCTGGTCGTGGAACTCACGACAAAACCAAACAGAGATCTTATCTAAGATAACACTCATTAAATCTTCTCCTTCAATGCTTCGATGAGGAAAGGAATCATACCCTTTTCAATAGTGACTCTTTGACCGATCTTGTTATTTTCAACATATCGAATCTCGACCATACCCAAACCACCTGAGTCATCACAAACTTCGATTCGATACTCAAGATCATCATTCCAAATTTTAAAAGATTTCTCGAAAATGTACATATAGAATTCCTTTACCTCAGTACTACTAAAGTATATCTATTACTTAAAATCGCTACATACTTAGTATAGCGTAGTGTGTCAAGGTAGTCAATGCTCTGAAGAATTAAAATATATTAATCTTAGAATACGGGATTAGAAAAGTTCCTTCCTGACTTCGACTTTGGCAGAGTTCCACCATTCTGGTAGACTACCATCAGCTTCACCTAGGAAATTCCAGAGTTGATATTCACCGAATTCTTTCACATGAGACTCGACTGCATCTGCGAACTCTTCGCTGAGACCTCCCCTGCGACCAGGTGTCTTCCAATCCGGATTGTATAGAGGAAGAACGATATTCTTGAAATTGGCTCTCGCTTCTTCGTTTCGTTTAATCTTTCTCATAGAATCAGTATACCTCGAATCTTCTAGGAAACCTAATTTTTCTGAAAGAATATCTCCTTTGTTTTCAACACAATTTTGTAAACTATTGAAAACACACGAGATATAATTCTTCTAGTCATAAAAAAGAATATCTCCTTTGTTTTCAACAACTTGCAGTAAACTATTGAAAACAAAGGAGATAATCTTTCTATTTTTTTCTCGATTTCCTTGCGTTTCTCTATAGGGTGCGCTATAATGGTTTTGTATGAATGACACGAAAAAGATCTCTCTGATAAACGAACTGGTTGCGAATTTCGGTACGACCGTGAGTCGCCAACAATTGGTCGCCGTCGCATCGAAGTTCAATGTGAATCATGCCTTCTTGACAACGAACAAGATTGGACGTGGTGTCTACGACATCTCCGCTTTCGTTTCCGGTGGATCTGATGTCAAGACTCAGACGGTAACTGTCGAACTGAGCGACGAAGAAATTCTTGATGGTCAACGCCGTCGTTTCCGGACTCTCGATCGGATGGCTTCCGGTGTTGTTTCTGGAAAGTTTCGGTCGATGATTGTTTCCGGTCCGGCTGGTATCGGCAAGACCTATACGATCGAAGGGATGCTCGAGAACGCTGAGATCGAAGGAAAGATCCAGTACAAGAAGATCACCGGATTCGTTAAGGCAACTGGTCTCTTCAAGGCACTCTGGGACAATCGTCATGAAAATTCCGTTATCCTTATCGACGACGCCGACTCCGCTTTCGATGATGAAATTGCTCTCAATATCCTGAAGGCTGCTCTTGATTCTTCGAAGCGTCGGGTGATCTCCTGGGCTTCTGAGAAGGTGTTTATTGACGAAATGGGTGACGCAATTCCTAACGAATTCGAGTATCGTGGTTCGATGATCTTCATCACGAACAAGAATTTCGAAACTGCGATTGCGCAGGGGAAGTCACTCGCTCCTCACTTTCAGGCTTTGATCTCCCGGTCTTTCTACATCGACTTGAATATGAATTCGACTCGTGAATATCTTCTTCGCATGGAAGACGTTCTGAAGAATACGGATATGGCTTATACGTTGGGTCTGACGGAATCGGATAGCAATTATCTGATGAAGTTCATTCGTTCGAATGCGAATCGTATGCGTGAGTTGTCTTTGCGGGCAATGTTGAAGGCTGCGAAGATCCTGGCTGCTTCTGATTCCCGTTCGGAATTCGAAGAGACCTTCGAGGATACTTGCCTCCGCCGCAAGTAGTCAAAAAAAAGAATTTGACACTAGAACAGTTTTAAGATATACTAGAATAAAAGAGGATAATATGGAACGAATCATTGAGCGTTGGCTTCCTGTCGAAGATTTCGACAAGACTGTTATTGATTCTGGTTGGGAGATTATCTGCATCGAAGATGGTATGCTACTCCTTATCAAGGAGTGTGTATGAAGCGAGTCCTTTTGATTGGTGTTATTGCTTGTTTTGCTTTTCTATCTAGCTGTACAGATAATCAAGTTGCCATGCATTATGGCGGTGAGATGAAGATCGATCTTCCGGCAGGAGAAGTACTCGAAAATGCGACCTGGAAAGCCAATAAAGCATCAGCGAGTCTCTGGTATCTGACTCGAAAGCGTGAACCTGGTGAGACACCCAAGACACATATCTTTCGTGAGAAGTCAGATTTTGGTATGATGCAGGGATCTGTTATTTTCGTAGAGCATTAGAGGTTTGTGTGGGAGTTACTCGAGTGGTCTCAGAGGACGGTCTGTGAAACCGTACACATGGGTTCGAATCCCATACTTCCAACCAATGAACAAAATTTATGGCAGAATACAAAACATATACTTGTGACGTTTGTGGAAAACAGGGAGCTATTCATCTCGAGATTCCTTCCGTGGATTCTATGAAAGACCCAGCTGATGGTAGAACAATTTACATTAATGGTGCATTTGATTTGTGTACTGACCATATTGGTAGTATCATTTCTGTCACATTTGACGAAGTATCGACAACTTTAATACAACGACAAGCAATTTGGAAGAGGTTGAGACGACGATGAAATACTTATTTTGCGATACAGAAACATCAGGAATCGATCCATCTAAACATGGTGTTATCCAGATTGCTGGAATTGTAGATATCGACGGCGAGATTCAAGAAACATTCGACATTAAGATTCAACCATTCAAGAATCAATTAATCTCAAAAGAGTCCATGGAAATTAATGGAGTTTCTATTGAAGACCTCAAAGGATATAACAAACCACAGGAAGGACATGCAAAATTTACAGAAATTCTTTCTAAGTATGTTTCGAAATTCGACAAGACTGATAAATTCTTTTTGGTTGGATACAATTCTACTTTCGATGATACTTTCTTACGGCAATTTTTTATTAATTGTGGGGACAATTATTATGGCTCGTGGATCTGGTGGCCGACTATTGACGTGGCTCCATTTGCCGTAGAATTCTTGAAAGAAGAGAGAGCGAAGTTCTCTAATTTCAAATTAGCAACTGTAGCAAAAGCTTTTGGAATTGAAGTAGATGAGAGTAGGTTGCATGAAGCTTTGTATGATTCGATCCTAACAAGATCGATCTATCGTAAAATTGTTTTGGGAATTGATTAAATAGGAGATATATTATGATTCGATTTGATATGGACGGCAAGAATATGGCTATTGACTTCACCTATGACATGGCGAGTGGTTCACGGATCACTATTGCTAAGATCTTGGATGAGAATAATGTGCAATATCTAGGATTTGCAACACAGGATACACGTGATCGAGATGTGAAGGAGACTGGTCGAAAGATTGCTCTCCGTCGTCTAATGCAGAATAACAAGATGTCTCGGCGAGAGCGAACTATTGTTTGGACTGCTTATCATAATCGTGGCGCACAACGCCAGATGCAAGCAGCCACTTAGTATAAATAAAAACATTGGAGGGATAGATGTTGTCTGTACTAGTTCTAAATTCTCAATATTTGCCAATACAAACTACTTCTGTAAAGAAAGCGATCAAGCTTATCTATCGTGGTGTGGCTGTCGCAGAGAAGTATTCTGAACAAGTATGGAAATCTATCTCTTCAGAATTTATTCTTCCATCCGTAATTCGTCTAATTAACTTTCACAAATTACCAACAAGGAATAATAAATTATCGAAGAAGAATATCTTGATTCGTGATAAGAACACTTGTCAGTATTGCAAAGAAAAATTCTCTGAGCGAATACTGACTATTGATCACATCATACCAAAATCTAGAGGCGGTTCTTCTAAGTGGGATAATCTAGTTGCTGCATGCAAAAGATGCAATGCATTCAAAGCTGATCGAACACCAGAAGAAGCTGGGATGAAATTGGCAGTGAAACCAACTAAGTTGAGCATCTATACACATACTACTATCTTGCGCAACAAGAGTGAGATCTATCCTGATTGGTCGGAATTTTTGTATAATTGAGGAATTATGGAAACGGAAAATATTTTCAAAATTGCATTGTCGATCGCTCTAGTTATCGTCTTATTTATTTTTTTGAATTCGGCCTTGGCAACAGGAAAGCCGGAATCGTATTATATGACTACCTCTTCTGGTTTTGTAACAATATATTGTGTGTATGCCGACATTAATTGGAGAACAGATTATCCAATTTATTGTTCAGAAGATGTCACCAAGGTTCTTATGTTGACTACAGCCTTGAATGCTCAGATTCGGAATAAGGTATCTGAGCATCCTTAGTGAGTGTCCGAGTTCAATATTATGATTTTCTTATCGTGTTATTCTTGATAAATGATGCTTAAAATGCGTGATGTGAATGCCTAGCGTAAACTAGGCATTCACTATTTTAGGATTTGATTTTGCTTTACTTGAAGATCTCGATAAGATCACCAGCAACGTTCAAGACGTTTTGATATCCACTGGAATGTCCTTCCTGCCAGGCATAAGAAGCAACCTTGCTGGCATACTGTACTGGAACACCCATTCTGATCAGGTAGTCAGTGAAATCTTGGTGAAAGTTGTTAACAGGTAGAGTGTTCAGAACCTCTGGATTTTTGCGGTTCAACCAACGTTGGTCCTGAATCCAAGCATAATAGTTCCTCTGAACGTCAGTTTCGAAATCACCAGTCGTCTTCATACATTCAGTATACCTCGAATCTTCTAGAAAACCAAATTTTTTAGAAAGAATATCTCCTTTAGTTTCAACAACTTGCACTAAACTACTGAAAACAAAGGAGATATTCTTTTTCGACCTCCAGACGATCCGATTCTTCTCTGAGGGATATTGTACCTCAAACCGATTCCGATTCGTCTGGACCCGCTGGAGGATCATGGAGGGAACTCAGAATCGGATCCGATTCTGGAGATTCGACGATTCCAAAAAAATATTCCCTGTGTTTTGTTATAGATACGATCGACTGTTGAAAACAAAGGAGATATTCTTTCGAAAATATTTGCTTCGAATTCCGTTATACGCTATAATGGTTCTAGTATGACTCTCGAACAATTGAAAGAAAAGTTTCCTGACGCAAATTTAGAGACCTGGCACCAGCACCCGAATGGAGGAGGCTGGGTCCAGAATACTGCTTCGGTAGTTGAGACTGCTTATGTCGGACCAGAAGCTCTGGTCTATGGGATGTCTCAGGTCTCTGGAAACGCTCGGGTCTCTGGGAACGCTCATGTTTTTGGGAGGGCTCAGGTCTTTGAGGAATCTTGGGTCTATGGAAACACTCGGGTTTTTGGGTCTGCACAGGTCTTTGGGGAAGCTCATGTCTTCGGAGACGCATGGGTCTTTGGGAACGCTCGAATCTTTGGAATCGCTCTGGTCTTCGGGGAAGCAGAGGTCTTCGGGAGTGCTTGGATTTCTGGAGAGAAATAATTTTTCAGAATTCCTTGACAACTGATTCTAGAAAAGGTATACTGGTTCTATATGACGAAGAAGAAACAAAATGTGATTACATTAAAAGATGTGATTGATTTTATTTGGAAAGCTGGAGATCCCGAACTTCGACTTATTCGTTCGAATATTGAACGTGTCACTAAAATCGACTGTAAGGTTGCTAAAGAGAATATTTCTGTTGGAGATGTTGTTTCTTTTCGTAGTGTGAAAGCCAATTCCAAGCCATTCGTCTATCGTGGTTTAGTTGTTGCAAAAAAGAGCAAGCGTGCTCACATCGAAGTGATCGACTGCGACAACAAGTATAATTTGCCGCAAAATTATCCTGTCGGTTCTAAAATTTCAGTTCCTTTCGAAGATTTAACGAAAATTAATCTTCCGAAGTACTTGACAAATTCGGAATTCTAAGGTATACTGGTTAAGTAGAGAAAATTCTCAAAAAGGAAAATTATAAATTATGGCTCGTGTTAAGGTTTCTCGTGAATTGGCCCTGAAGGGTTTCGTGATGTCTCTGAAAGAGACTTTTGGTGGTGGAGGCAATAATATTTTCATTCGTGAAAATGTAGATGCCATTGCAAAGAAGACTGGTCAATTAGGTTTCATTACCTTTGCCACAGTATATGGTAAGTTGACTCGTGTTCGGCAGGGTGTGTATACCATTCCCGACTCCTGGATGAATGGTGAATCTCCTTGGGATGGTATCACAGAAGTGATTCCTGTTGCTAAGGTTGAGAAGACCAAGAAGGTTGCTGCTGACGGTGATGTTGCCCCGAAGGCGAAGCGTGCCAAGAAGACAGTCGAACCTGAGGTTGTTGAAGTCGCAGAAACGATCACCACTACAGTTAAGAAGAATATCGAAAAGAACAATAAGAAGGCGTTGACGAAGAAGGAACTTTTCGAGAAGGCGAAGGCCGAGATCGCAAAGAAGAAGGCGAAGACGGCTGATGCGACTGAGACTTCTGAATAACTGAATCAATATCTATCCTGGGGTGCTTCGGCACCCCATTTGACGTTTCATGATTAATATATTATAATAATATGTATGAACTAGAAGAGTTGAGAAAGATCGAAAGCTTATTATTCGATTTTCTGAATCGTGAAGGTCGTCCAAATGAAGAGCTAATTCATGATGCTCTAGATAGAATTGCAATTCTGATCTCAGATAAAGAAGCTAACCAAAGAATCAATGATCGTTACGATTGGATTTGGTGATATAAGTAATCTCAAAGGTAAAATATATGATCCTATTGGATTTAAATCAAATCGTTATTTCTAACATAATGCAGCAGATTAACATATCGAAGAACGATACTGTTGAGGAAGACTTTCTTCGCCACATGATCCTCAATTCAATTCGTTCTGTTAAGTCCAAGTTTGGTGAAGATTATGGTGAGTTGGTAATTTGTTCTGATTCGTTTAATTATTGGCGAAAGACACTCTTTCCTTATTATAAGGCTAATAGAAAGAAATCCAGAGACGCTTCAATCTTTGATTGGAATGCTATATTCAAGAACATCAACAAAATCAAAAACGAGATTCGTGAGAATTTCCCTTATCGATATATTGAAATACCAACATGTGAAGCTGATGATGTTATTGCAATTCTAACTAAGAAGTATTCTTCATTTGAGAAGGTTCTTATTATTTCTGGAGATAAGGATTTCGTTCAATTACAGAAATATCCCAACGTCTCACAATATTCAACTATCATGAAGTCTTGGATTAAAGAAGAACATCCAAAGATATATCTTCTTGAGAAAGTGTTGAATGGAGATTCTGGAGACGGTATTCCGAATTTCCTTTCAGACGATGATACATTTGTAACTGAAGGTAAGAGGCAGAAGAGACTAACTAAGAAGAAGATCGACTTAATTCTTTCTTCCTTCAAACCAGAGTCTGTGATGACTTCAACAGAATTGTCTGGATACATGCGCAATAAGTATCTAATAGATTTCGATTTTATTCCTGATGACCTTCAGGAAGTGATTCTAAAAGAATACGATAAACCACTTGAAAATACTTCAACACAAGTTTATCGTTATCTCATGAAAAACGGATTAAAAAATCTATTAAATAATATTGGAGATTTTTAAAATGTACCAGAAACCAATTCCAGAAGTACTAAGACTTGCAAATGAGATCGAAGATCCTGAGGAACGTGCGAAATTCCTCAGGATCCATATGCGTGAACCGCTATTCAAAGTGCTTGCATGTTTCCATAACGACACTATTGAGTTTGATAAGTTTAAAGATGTGGTTTATGCCACAAAACACAACAAAGCTGGTATCTCAGACTCTACATTAGATCACGAGATGAAAAGAATTTATATCTTCACAAAAGATAATGCTCTTACAACTGAGAGAAAGAGGCAGAAATTAATTCAAATTCTTGAGAGTATGTATGCTGAAGAATCGGATTTGGTATACAATCATCTAATCCAGAAGAAGAATCCATACAAGAATCTAAACAAGAATTTTATTAAGAAGTACTTCCCACAAGTTCTTACATATTCTCTAGATAGAAAGTAATTTACTTATAGTGAATTCAGTAGTATAATATAATAAGGTGATATAATATGACAACCAAAACAAAGACACAACTAACACTAGATCCATTTACTCTCAGAGTTCTTGCAAACTTCGCATCGATTAATAATGGTCTAGTGGTTTCTGCTGGTAATGAGATTCGTACCATGACTGAAGGTAAGACAGTCTTGGCCGAAGCAACTCTTCCAGATACATTTCCTGTAGATTTTGCTATTTATGATCTTCGACAGATGCTGAATTTTATCTCTAGTCTGTTCGATAAACCGACTATGAATTTCTCTTCTAAGTATGTTGAGATCTCAAGTGGTAGTGATCTTACTAAGATTTTCTATTGTAATTCTGATCTGATTTCTTCTCCTTCTAAGCGAATCACAATGCCTTCAGAAGACATCACTTTTCAGATTTCAGAAGATAATTTGAAGAAGATCACTAAGTCTGCGTCTATTCTTGGAGTAGACGATCTCAAGATCTATTCTAGTGACGATAATATTCACATTGAAGTTCTAGACAAGACTAACTCTTCTACTAATACATGGGAGACTAAGACTTCTGGTGATTTCAATTCAGAGTTTACTGTATATATGAAGATCTCAAATCTGAAGTTGTTGGAAGGCGATTATCAAATCTCTATTTCTAACAAGGGTCTGTCTTGCTTCAAGCATCTGACTAATGATGTACGCTATTACATTGCTGCGGAAGCTGATTCGAAGTTCTAGTTTGATTTGTTGATTATTGCGGACGGTATATTTGTAGTGTACCGTCCATATTCATTTATGAGGATATTATGAAAAATACATTATGGACCGAACTTTACAGACCACAGACTATCGATGATTGTGTTCTTACAGAAGATGTTAAGAAAGCTTTCAAAAACTTTGTAAAAAACAAAGATATTCCCAATATGTTATTGACTGGTAAACCAGGAATGGGAAAGACTACAATTGCAAAAGCAACTTGTAATGAACTTGGTTGTGACGTTATGGTTATCAATGCTTCTTCTGATGGGAATATTGATACATTGAGGAATAAGATTCAAGTATTCGCTTCTTCTATTTCGCTCTCTGGTGGACAGAAGATTGTGATTCTTGATGAGGCAGATTATATGTCTTCTGCAGTTCAACCTGCACTTAGAAACTTCATGGAAGAATTCTCTAAGAATTGCCGATTCATTCTTACTTGCAATTATAAGAAGAAGATCATTGAACCACTTATTTCAAGGTTAACTGTATTTGAATTTACTATTCCTTCTACTCAGAAGACTAAATTGGCATCTCTAATGATGAAGCGGATTCAGGGGATTCTTGAGAAAGAATCTGTTGAATATGATAAGAAAGTCTTGGCTGAGATTATCATGAAGTTCTTTCCAGATTTTCGTAAGACTATCTCTGAGATTCAGAGATATTATATCTCAAATGGAAAGATCGATCTTGGGGCATTATCGTCTATTCAAGATGTGTCAATTCGTGAGCTGATTAAATCTCTTCGTGAAAAGGATTTTAGTGGCATGAGGAAGTGGGTGAATGAGAATTTAGATTCAGATCCCAGTTCTATTGTTCGTTTGGTTTTCGATAATCTTGAGAATCATCTAGAACCATCATCTATTCCAACTGCTATTGTAATTCTTGCGGATTATTCTTATAAGTCTGCGTTCGTTGCAGATCAAGAAATTAACATTACTGCTATGTTTGTTAATATTATGGCAGAATGCTTATTTAAGAAGGTATAAAATGCCGAAATTAGGAGACATTCTTAATTCTATCAATATAACTAAAGATTCAGATCTGATCGATGATTATAATGTCACTGATTATGTGCCATTCCTCATTAATAGAGGAATGTCTTTCTATCCTGAAACAATATTACATGCTAATTTCCTGAATTCTAATGCTCAATTAGATAGAATTCTACAATATAAATATTATTTGTCTGCGGTCAAAAAGAAGAAACGATTCTCTAAATGGTTAAAAAATTCTAAACCATCAGAGGATATCCTGATTATATCGAAATATTACAATATATCCGTTAATAAAGCCAAAGAAATATCTGATATGATTACTTCCGAAGATCTAGACAATATGCGAAAATATTTAGATATTGGTGGATCCAAAGGATCTTCTAAAAAAGGAAATATTAATGAATGACAGAATTACTAATTTGGTTGACACATTCATAGAAGTAGAATTAGATAATCAGGAAGCATTTCTTCTTTGTAAAGAGACACTTACTAGGATTGGAATTTCTTCAAATAAAGACAAGAAGTTATATCAATCATGTCATATCTTACACAAGAAAGGTAAATATTATCTTGTACATTTCAAGGAATTATTTACTCTCGATAATAGAGCTTCTGGTCTTGATGAAGAAGATGAATCTAGAAGAAATACTATTGCAAAGTTACTTCATGAATGGGGACTTTGTAAGATTGTTGGGGCTGAATATGTGGGTGAAGATGTTGAGACTGGAAAGAAGATCTATCGTTTTCCACAGAAGATGTCTGTATTCTGTTCTCTGAACAAGATCAAGATTATTCCTTATGCAGATAAAGTTAATTGGGATCTTGTAACAAAATATACAATCGGAAAGAAAATTGTTTAAGGAGGCTTTTGGCCTCCTTTTTTTATTTCTTATATTTACTTGATGTATTGTGGTTTAACATTTCTATTTTTTGCGCTCCACCAAATTGGCATTTTATGATTACGACTGCCAAGATTACCAGTACCATACCATTTCGCTACTTGATATGCACCATAATCACCGAATTTTTTCACATTTGATGCTATCGCATCTGCGAATTTTTTGTCGAAACCATTGCGTTTCCAATCTTTTGTATAAAGTGGAAGCACATTTTTCTTGAAATCATCCTCTGAATACTCCAAATCACTAAGAATCAGTTCTCCAGCTAGTTGGAACCATTCACCTGCAGAACCTGTTTCATCAGAGAGTCCATCAATGGCATTTTCTGAGATTACTTCTTCTACAATAGATCTGATATACTCTTTTAAATTCGAATCATCTTGTGATGATTCGACAATCGTCTTTTTATATATTTCTTTAAAATTTTCTAGGTTCATATTCGTTTTTCTTTTATATTTATTTAGATTTTACTACATATCCAAACTTGCCATCTACTCTATCAGTTTTATATCTTGTGCCAGATTCAATCAATACATTCGTTACAGCATCATCAGGCCATTTTGTATCAAATTCATCAAATACAACCATACCATTTCTGGTTTTTGCTTTTGTGTAGACTTGAATAACTGTTCCGTTCAATAGTAATGATGCGAATCTGCTAAATTGTATATCTTCTGATTCGTTAATTGCTGTTGCAACAGATTTAGCAACACCAGCAAGTACATGATAGAATGGTGGAGGAGTCTTTCCCAAACCAGGTTTAATTGTATCTCTGAGTTTGATGATATTTGGAGTTAATTTTAGGTTCGGATCTTCTTTCAATTTCAATACTAATTCTTTTTCTTTTTTAGTGAATTTGAAATTAGTATCTATGTTAGATATCAGTAGTGCTAGTTCAAGAGGAGATTGTTCTGCATCAATTTCAGTGATAATTCTAGTAATCTCGATCTCTGTTCCAAATTCTTCGAAAGCTTCTTTATCTTTGTAATCTTTATAGATCTTATATAGATTTGTGACACTTGCTTTTGCTGATTGTGATGCGGATCCAAACTTAGAAGAAATGTTGATTTGCGAATCACCAGAAGTTAAGTAAGAATCGTAAAGACCTTGAGTCACACCTTTAGGAAAATTGATTTTGAAATCAGAAATATCTTCAGTTCCAACTAAAGATTTGATTCCATCTGCTGCATTACCAGTATAATCGCCCCTAATTAAAGCAATTGGTTGTAAAATCTCAGCAAAGTAGTTTGTGATTCCAGTTTCAGATAGATCTCCGATTGGGATCGAAATTGGATATGTATTGTTTTTACTATTGATGGCTTGTTTAGTTGCTGTATATAGAGGCGAATCTTTGCCGAATGCTTTCTCAACTTGTTTCAAAAGATCGTTTTGTGATAGATTATCCATCTTTGTTAAGAAGTCAGATGGTTTTAAACCGGATTGTTCTTTTGCGGTCGCTTTCGATTTGTACTCAAAATAACCTGGATTAGAATTATCCCACTTAGCTGTTTTTGGTTTGATGAATTTGATGAATCTTACCGTATTACCCATTTGAGTTTTGAATTCAACAACACCCAATCCTGTTAGATTAGATAGTGGTTTATTCACTGGAGTAGCATCAGAGACGTCCCCAGCATCTTCTGCGGCATCGAAAAATTCGACTTTCTGGAATACTAGTGTATTCCCATCCTTATCGGTGAATGTTTCACCAGGTCTTCTACCTGTTAAACCTTGAGCTTCTACTAGATATTTTGTGAAAGATAACATTAAATTGCCTCTAATTTATAATATGAGAAGTTGAGTGTGACGTCACTAGTTAAGGGTGACACGTCGGAAATTGATGAATCGTA